GAAGATATTCATAATCCAATAGGACAATCTGATATTAGTATTGTTCCTGTCATTAGTGGTGCTGGTGGAGGTGCGAGGAAATTATTATTAGGTGCAGCATTAATAGGAGTTGGAGTATTATCAGGTGGAGCGACTTTTGCTGGTGGAAGTTTTACTGGTGTAGGGTTTTTAGGAGGCGCGACTGCTATAGCTGGGAATGTAGGTATTGGTCTTGCTCTCATGGGTGTAAGTGAAATGTTATTTCCTTTGCCAAAACCACAAGAGTTTAGCAACGAGCAAGATCCTAGAATATCATTCAGTTTTTCTGGGGTGCAAAATACATCAAGAGCAGGAACTAGCCACCCAATCGTTTACGGAGAGATAGTCACTGGATCGGTTGTGATTTCAGCAGGAATCGACACTAATCAGGTATCAGCATGACGGATAAAATTATTAGAGGAGCAGGTGGTCCTCCCCCAACTCC